CATTGGGGATTGCTTTGTGGTGATGGTGATTTTGGCTGCACAACGCAAGAAAGATGAAATGCGTTCATCTGCTGAAATTGCTGATCAATACAGATATCTTAACGTTGATATTGAAAGCCGCTTAATTGAAGCATTGTCAAGCTTGAATCGTTTAAGTTATGAGTTAAGTAGTCCAGAAAATATTAGTGCTTTATTTGGTTTGTTCTTTATTGAGATAGTCGAAGTTGCACGTTATTTTGATTTAAATATACACGATTGTGTGCAAGCAGCATGGGATGAAATCAAAGACCGAAAAGGACGTATGATTGATGGTGTGTTTGTGAAAGAGGGGGATTTGTGATGATAACGAATGAACAAGTGATGGAGAAACTCGCTTCAATCGAGGCTTTATTGCAAAAACCTGTTATCAATGAACATAGCCGTGAATTATGGACTATTGATGATGTCGCTAAATATTTTGGGTTTAGTATGGATCATACTCGCAGAAATGTTATCGCTAGTCCGTTCTTCCCCGCTGCTGTGGCTATTTCTGGGCGAACAGGTGGGAAAAGTAAAGATTTATATGTATCAGGTGAGGTTGTTTCATTCTGTTTGAAACATAAAAAACGAAAAGCAAGAATTTGAAAAAGGCGGGTTTTAATTCCCGCCTTTTGTTTTATAGTCGTTGAGCAATTTCTGCCATATCAGGTGCGTAATAGGTATTTTGCAGAATACTGAGATCTCTATGGCCCGATATTTTGGCTAATACCATTACATCCACTTTTTCTGCCAATCTGGTTAAGGCTTCACGGCGGGTGTCGTGAAAATGTAAATTGGCATTTTCAAGTCCTGCCATCTTTTTGAGCTTGCGGAAGTTGTGATCCAGTTGGCGTGCTTCCATTTGGAATACTCTCGGGTCACTTTCTGTTTTTACCGAAGTAAGATGTTGTAAAATCTCTATTGCTTTTACCGAAAGAGGCACCGTGCGTGAATGTCCATTTTTAGTAATTGGCAAAAAGGCAGTGCGCTTTTCAAAATTGATATTATTCCAAGTTAAACTTGCTATTTCCCCTGCTCTCATTGCTGTCTCTATCGCAAAAAGAAACGCTGCACCCGTGCGATTTTGTAAGTTTTTTGGCGGTTCAATATGTTCGACATCATAACCTGACACAAAAATCAGACGCTCAATTTCGTGTTCATCATATCGACGAGTTCTAGGTGCTGGCGCTTTTGGTTTCTCAAGATATTTTAAGGGGTTTTCTGTTATAAAATCCCATTCAATCGCTTTGGCCATCAGAGCTGAAAGCGAACTACGTTCACGCAAAACTGTTGCTGGAGAGACTTCTTTTAATCGTTGATTTTGCCACTCACGGAAATGTGCTTTTCCTATTTCTTGTAAGGATATTGCGGCAAGCGGAGTGCGAGAAAGACGTAATAATCTTATCCGTTCTTCACGTTTCCCGCGCTTGGTTACAGTGACTTCTTTTAGATACTTATCAATCAGTTCATCCAATGTAATATCAGGGATTTCATTATACTTTCCTGATTCGAGCTGTTTTTCGAGCATTTCTGCCCATTTTTTTGCATCTGCTTGAGTCAAAAAAGTGGCTGATTTGCTCACGCCAAACTTGCGCACTTGTGCGCGCCAACGCTTGCCATTCTTGATAATTGTCGCCATTGTTTACTCCATAAAAATGTGTGCAATGCACGTGTGCAAAAATGTGTGCAATGGAGTATAAGACAGATCGAAATCGATCCCAATCGGTATAAAAATGCTACCTTTTAGGCGATTTTGATATAAAAAAGAAGGTGTGTTTTAGTGTGTTGAATTATATAAACTATTGTTTTTACTTATATTTTATCTATTTCTCTCTGAGAATTGGGGAATAGAGAAAAATAGAGATGGTGCGACTAGCTGGACTCGAACCAATTAAATAATTTAATGATTTAAAAAGAAATTTTTAAAATCAAAACCATTATGTAATACTATTCATAATACCATTATATTTAATGGCCTATAGATCTAAAAATATTTTAAAAAAATTTAAAAAAATGCTTGCATTATACCTCTGCATATAGCACAATATACGCATAGCCAAGAGATAAGGCTATAAACCCAAAACTTTAACCAGACCTCACCGCTCGGCAGAGGCAGAAGAAGGAAAAAATTATGAAAAGCCAAATTAAATCTTTAGTGAAAAATATGTACAGCGCAAACCGTGTATTGGTTAAAACTAATACCCAAGAAGCTAGCGAAGAGTTTAAAAAATACTTTTTTGCGGTTATTGAAATGACAGGATGTAACGCTGAAAAATTATTAGAGTTAATTAGAGTTGAAACAGTTTACAAAAGTACCTCACAAAGATTAGCAGAACAACGCCAATTAGATGACATTTTTGCAAATCCTGAAAAATACCTATAAATAATAAACAAGCCCNAGGAGAATGAAAATGAAAACCTACACTATCCCACAAAAAATGAGCGGTACAGGAACTATCCACGACATTGCAAGCCAACACTACGACCGCGAGATCAAATTTAGAAAAGGCTGTGAATATGCGATTGTTTGGGCGAGTTTTTACGGCGACATCTATAAAACATTTAAAACAGCCAAGGCTTGCGCAAAAGCGGCAAGAAAAATCGAAGATAGTTTTGCTATCATCGATGCAGACGGAAACAGATACGCATCAAATTATGATGAGCTAGTAAGATTAGATTAATTGACAAGCCCCTTACGGGGCTTTAATTGGAGCTTTTTAAAATGGCTAAAAAATCAGTACACATCTCACAAACCGCAGAAATCTATATTTCAGACCGCACTTTACAGGGCGAAAACAAAAACTACTCTGCTCACATCAACAATGCGTTTGAGCAACTCGCACACTTAGCAAAATCTGAAAAGCCGGAGCTATCAAAATCGGAGTGGATTGAGTTATACAATGTCTATGCTGGCAGTGATTTAACTCGACTTGTAATGCCGTTTGATTTAGCGGATGACTTGCGCACTCACTACGGCACTTTGCCGCAAAATTTGACCGCACTTTACAACAAATTAGCAGGGATGACGCAAGCGCAACAATTTGCTGTACTTGATGCCGTCCGTGTGTATTGGGCGAGCGGGTGCGATGAGTAAGATAGATTGGCGGACGATAGATTGGAGCAAAAGGACTATAGATCTATCGCGCGAGCTAAACCGCACAATTAAGACAGTATCGGACAATCGCGCAAAGTATGCTCCAGAAACACTAAAAAGCCATAAAAATATTGATTGGCTTAAAATAGACTGGTTAAAAACAACCGTACAAATTGCAAAGGAGTTAAAGGTAGGCTTTTGCGCAGTGGCTAAAGCCCGGAAAAAATATGCTCCGGAAACCGTTATTATTACTCCAAATTGGGATGAGGTTGACTGGACTAAAAATAATCGACAATTAGCCCAAGAGTTGGGTAAAAGTTATAACACAGTGGCTAAAAAGCGTTGCCAGCTTAAGCAATCAGGCAAAGCAAAAGAAAGATCTGTCAGAATCGACAAAGGACAGAAAAAACCTCAAATGGCATTTGGTGTCGTCAATCAACCGCTAGCCACAAAAGCAGCAAAAACAAGCCTCAAATCAGGCAAGTTTGAAACAAATATCCACGCTAAAAAATGGCGCATTACAAGCCCTGACAACCGCATTTTTATCGCAACAAATCTCTATCAATTTGTGAGAGATAATCCGGCATTGTTTTTGCCTGGTGATGTAATATTTAAACGCACTGGAGGAAAGCGTGGGACTGGCGGTGAGTATTGCAATGCTACATCAGGGTTATTACAAGCCTCGGCATCTGGTCGTCTGTGGAAAGGTTGGAAATGTAAACAAATAAAGGATAGCAATGATGAGTTATAGCAAATTAAGCCAAGAGCGAAAAAAGGCAATTAGCCAAAATGCGTATGAGTATGCAAAAAATAATTACAGACGGTTAAATATATCACTACAGCCTGATGTTGCAGATAGATTTGACAGCATTTGCGCGGCGGAAAACTTATCAAGACCAGAGCTAATCAAAAAAATGATTGAACTTTACGGGGCGCAAAAATAAAAAAACGGCGGCGGAATTACCCGCCGTTTGTCTTAAACTCAATCAATCCACTTATCATTCGTAACCCATATAATTGCAGGTGTCCGTAAATTACTTGCACCTATATCTGGGATAGCGTCATTTCCTCGTATTTTAGGGTTTTCGTGAAATGGCGTAATTCTCATAAAATTACTATCTTGCAGACCGCCAATATATAAGTTTGCAGCGGATCGACCTGTATCGTCATCATATAACGAATAGCTAAGAGACGATACGGCTCTAAACCCAACAGGAATATAACCTTGTGATACTATATCAATACGTCCTGCTTGGCGAGGTATAAATCCACCCTCTTTTTTACCTTTATAGCCAAACAAACCCCAATTCAAACCACCCATCAAACAGAATACAATGTTATTTATTCGTTGTAATTTAACATACGCACCTGCTTTTAAATTTTGAGTTTTTAAAGTGATTAAACCTGTATCGCCAATTGTAACAACCCATACACCGTCTCGTTTTTGCCATTGCCAAGCACCTACACCTGCACCGTCTATACTGTCATAAACAGATCCGTTAGGTTCAGTGCCTTTGATTTTGCCATTAGTTGTATCGGGTTTATCGGGGCGACCTGCTCCAACAATCGTTGTACTCAATAAGCGTATATCTTCGCCAATAGCTTTTATTGTCTCAACAAGATTTCCGCTTGTATTATCAGCCATAATTATGCACTAACTCCATTTTTGGCATTGGTGTAAACTGTCAATAGATCTAAAGTTGCATTTGTTTCTAACGTTTCTATGCGATTTTTAATACTATTTAATGTTTCTGTTAAAGATTGAGCAACGGCATTGTCGGATACAATGCTGTTGATTTTTTGTGCAATTTCAAACAAGGTATCAAGATTTTCGGCTAATTCGCCACCTTTTAATTTGTTTTCAAATTGCGTTAATTGTGCTTGTAATTGAGAAGAAGTAACAACATCAGTTGGCAAGCTACCTAAACGTTGTAATAATTCTCGTAATTCTTTATAGTCAGCACCTACTTGTTTTGCAAACGCAACTAAATTATCTTTAGCATTAACTGTCATTTTAGCCCCTTATGCTTTAGCTAGGTTATAAATCAATAATAAATTTGGTAAAATTAAATCATCACAAGTTTGTTCTTTCTTGCTTAATTCAACTTTAATTTTCGTCTGTTTTGTTTTTAACCGAACTTTAAACTTTTCACATTTCATTAGTATCAACTCGCTTAGGAATTTCTTTCGTAATTGAATGTTGTAATGTAAATGTACCTGTTACAATAGCTGATATCTTATCGTCAATTAGTGTGAATATGTCATAATCAGCCATTTCCCATTTAGCGTTAGCTGTATGCACATTTCTAATACTAACAACAATCACATTATCTTTTACTGCAATTTCGCCTGTTCTCGTAGATAGTTTGATTGTTTCGCCTCTGGACGGCTTAATCCACATTTCAAAAGATGCATTGCTTAACCCATTGTAGGCCGTTTCTTCTTCGTCATCATTGACAATTTCAAAGATAAAATCTTTGTCAGTACCTTGATAATGATTTAGATCAATTTGTGTTATTTCGTCCATATCTTACCTCCAATAAAAAACCGCCCGTAGGCGGTATCTCTAATAATTAGATGATTAGATAACAATTTGTCCTTGCTCTTTTAAGTAAGCATAGATACGGTCTAGATAGAGTTGATCCATTGTTTTGCCAATGTCATCTTGAGTTAGTGGTTGTCCAAAAATGCTTTTGGCTGCGGTTGGATCAATCCATTTATATTCCGAGATGATCGGCGTAAAGTCCGTTACGGCCCCATCATTGTCTGTACCAGTACCAAGTACGTATTTAGCATTAATTGAGCCATCCTCTTGTTTTGAGTATGCAGCAATCACCGAATACATTGGGTTTAAGATTTTGTTAAATGTCGTCATAAAAAACTCCTATTTATTAATAAAAAAAAGCCATGATGTTATCCATGGCTATTGGTTAAATGTTTATAAAGTGAATTTGGGCTAAACCTGTAAGGCTTATCTATTCCAAGGCATTCTGCACACCATTCCGAACAAAAATATTTTGTCTTACTGTCTTTAATTCTTAAGACAACACCTAGTGCACCGATAAGGTCATATTTCAAGCCTTTTGTCTTTTCAAAAAATGCCATTACTTCCTCTAGTGAGATTTCTAGTTCAACCAAATCCCATCTCTCTGGAGGTAGCTCCATTATTTTTTTACGTACTCCCCCATCTCGATTACTTGCGCTAAAACAAGTGTACATCTTAGATTGTTGAGGGTTAGATATTGCTATTTCGCAATGACTGTATGGTCCGTGCGTAAAAAATTTTATAGCATCATCAAAAAAGCGGAATAATGTATTTTTAACACTATTCCGCTCTCGTTTATGTTTGTAAAAAGCTATATAAATCATAAGTAAAAATCCCCATAACTAGACATAAGATTTGCTCCAACCTTGATCTAAATCAATACTTTCTGGCTCAATTGATTTCTCAATTTGAGCTTTTAAGATTTCAGCATTGCGGTAATCGTGGTCGATTTTATGTTTAATTGCATTGACTAAGGCTTTGAAGTTGTCAAGCGTTAAAGTAATCCAATCGTTTTCAATCGTTTTCCATTTTCTTTCTTCAAAAGCCCCTAAAACAATTGTAACGCCCATACCGTCATACTCTTGACGAGCTACTTGATCGGTATGGAAATGGCGAATTTGACCGTCAGTAAGTGTAACTTCAACACCTGTTCGAGTTGCTTGTAAACGTTTTTGCTTAATGGTTTCCCACAATTCAGCTCGTTTTTTAGCTAAATTTTCATTGATTAACTCGTTGTCAATTTCCCATTCGTGCTTTTCTTCATTCCACTTATGGTTTTCACTAGGTTTTGCACCACTTGCACCAACGGTATATTTGTCAATACGCCAAAAATGACCTTTCGCATAAAGAGTTTGTTCAATTTTTTCACGTTCTTGATCTGTGATTAAGCACGTTTCATCTGTAATTTCCTCTTTACGATTAATTACAGAAATTAGTTGTTGATCGAATAGAAATACTTGCATTTTGATTGCTCCTATGGTTATTAATATTTAATAGAATTTATTAAAAATATTCGATAGAAATTGATGTGGTTTCATTTCGTATTATGGCTGAACCATTGCATTTATATCTGAATTTAACCCATGTTCCACTGTAATTATAAAATTCAAATAATCTCGCATTTAATATTAAAGATCCATCTTTGACAATTTCAAATGCTCCAACTCTAGATTGAAGTATATTGTTTACATCTTTTAATACTTTACTTAGATTTATAAAATTTAAATTTTCTAAATCAGTGGTAAATATTTCTAACTCACCGTAATCTCTTGCATTGTGAAAGCTTGTAAATGCTAATTTTAAATTCGTATTTTTAATACTAGGTCTCAAAATATCTGAATGTAGTATATTGTATTTATTAATACTTAGACCGTAACCTTTATTCATATCTAAATGTGAATATTCTCTTATTCTTATATCAGTAGTAGCAGAAAAAGTATTTTTATTATCTAAAGATACTACATAATTATTATTACCATCTAAATTTATATAAAATTCACTTTTTGTAATATTAAAATTCGCCCCCCCTTTGTATTCGCCTTTAAATTTATATAATTCTTCTAAATTTATTTCATTTATATTATTAGATATTCCATATTTTGAAGTTTTAATTTTATTAAATTGTAAAATTTTATCTCCTACTTTGCACCCATAAGCCATTATGTTCCTCCTGAGTTGTCATCAATCCACACTTGCGAAATATGGTCTAAATCATAATCGCATTTAACTTGTTTTTTATAAAAAGGCGACCCCTCAACGGTTGTTAATGCTCGTAAAGCAAA